AACTATGAAATGTGATTGTCAAGTATGTAAGTGTGGTACCAAGTGTGACTGTACTTGTTGTGACTGTTAGATAACAGTTAATAAAAAAAATAAAGACATAAAAAAACCACTTATTAGGTGGTTTTTTTGTTTTTATATATCTTCATCACTTTCATCAACGTAATCATTATCATAATTATATTCGTGAGTTACTGTTGTAGATGATGGTGTTGGTTCTTCTTCTACAATAACCTCATCTCTCGGTGAGAAATTCTCTGAAGCTGTAAAACCAAGTCCTGCCATAACAATCCATTGTAAAGACTCAAATAAATTATTGTCAATTGTAAAATCCCAAAAAAGATTTGCGGTATAACCAATTAACATAAATAGAAGACATATGAAAGTAACAAATCTCTTACTAGAAACTTTACCTTCACTACTTAACATGTTTTTAAAGAAGTTCATAAGCGTTTTTATTATAAATATCACTGCATAAAAAAAAGCCCTCGTTAAGAGGGCTTTTTTAATATAAAACTTAATTAGTTAGAATTAAGGAGTTACTCTTTTTAATTCTCTAATATCGAATGTTCTAACACCGTCAACAGTAATTCTTCCGTAGAATCTATTGTTTACCATTTTCTTAGCGTATCTAGTCATGATACCTTTGATTGGAGTAAAGTTGAATGGGTTATACATTGTAGGAGTTAATTGTAATGGTACATATGGTGCGTAAACGTACCCAGTATCCAATAACGATGTTCCTTTATGTCCAATTAACACTTGGTTAGCTGGGAAGTAAGGGTCTCTATATACAGTAAATCTACCTGATAAAGTACCTATTTTCTCAATACCCATGTTATATTGGTCTTGTTCTGGTGCTGCGTTTGAAACGTGGAAGTACTCCAAGTCATCAAATATAGCAGAAACTTCAGAAGAACATACAATCCAGTTAGCCCCACCTCTTAATGTAGATTTGTGAATCTGAGCTGATAACTGATTAATAGCAGTAATCAAAGTTTGATTCCAATCTTTTTGAGTGTATGGTGCTTGACCAGCTGTAAAACGTCTCCATCCATTATAATCCCATCTTAAGTTCCAAGCTGCACCTTTTCTAAGGTCTCTCAAGATTTCTCTATCAATTTCAGCTGCAACTTCTTCAGATAATAAAGCTGTTAATTCAGCTTCAGCATCAATGTTATGGAATGCAGAAACGTCTTGTGCAAGTTCTGGTGACCAAGAAGCTCTTAATTTTCTTTCACTAACAGAAACTGTAACAGCTTGTAAGTCGAAAGAAACTTCTCCCATTTCATCTTCAAATTCAAGAGTTTTGTAATGTCTCCAGTTTGCGTTGTAAGTCATATTAGTAGCACCAGAGGCACCTACGTAACCATCAATTGATGTTTTACTTGTTGCTCCTGAAGCACAATTGATACATGCTGGACAAGATAAATCTAATTCAACATATACTTTACCGCTTGAGTCACAAACATCAGTTCTATCTACGATACCAACACCGTATTTCTGTGTAACAAGACGGAATAAGATTGGGTAACCTGCATCATAAACATTAGTACCAGCAGAGAAAGCTCCGTCAGCAGCGTCACAACAATGGAAACCTTGGTTAGCAGTAATTGTTAATGAAGCTAAGAAAGTTTCACTATCTTGTTCACTACCATCTGGTCCAATTAATTTACCACCATTATAAGACCAACCACTAAATGCAAGAAGTTGAGTTCTTTTACATCCAGCTACGTTTGCTCCACCTGTTATCTGGTTTCCATCCCATACTTGTGGCCAAGCTTGAGCTGATGAAGCAGTAAAACTACCTCTTGAGTAATCATAAAGACCGTCATCCGCTCCTTGAGGTGCGTTATTTGCATAATAATCATCATATAATGATGTAGATGCTGCAGAAAATGCTGCACCTGGTGTAGCTGGATATGCTCCACCACCTGGTACAACACCATTTGTAGGTGCTCCAAAAGGTGCCCAATGTCCTCCATTTCCAGGAGAACCTGGAACTCTTGATGCTATTTTAGGTACAAAGTAGAATAATTTACCAATTGGTAAGTTCATAGCTTGTACAGAAACGATATCGTTTGCCAATAATTTAGAGAATACTCTCCTAATAATTGGAAAAACAACTGTTTCGAATGAACCTGAATCAGAAGCTGTTGTAGCTTCGTTGATTAGGTTTGTTGCTTGATTTTCATATAGCTGAGCTATATTTTCTCTAACGTGACCTTTAAGTCCGTCAAGGAAACCAAGACTGTTCCATTTGTTTAAGGTATCTTCTTTGATAACTTTAAGGTGTTTTAACCCGATGTTACCAACCATACCTGATTCTAATAGTGCTCCCATAGTTTTTTTTTTAGTTTTTAAAAAGCGTTTATTATAGTTTAGACATTAAGTCTTTCATCCTACTAAATTGAGGGTTTTCATAAACTTTTGATTCCAATAGTTTACTTCCACCACTAGTAGGTGATTTAGTAATTTTTTGCTCAACCGACTCAGAAATTGTTTTTGTAGTTTTTTTAGCTACTTCCTGAGAAAGTTCTTCTTTGATTACCTTATACAACTGTTTAGAACCTTTCAATGTATTTACACCATCGAAACGTTTTAACACGTTGATTTTTTCCTTCTTGGTAGTTGAATGTTCAGTAAATAGACGTGTTACGTAAGCTAAATTTGAATTAAACACACCCACTTCATTCAGTTTATCTCTAAAAGTTGTCAAAGCTTTCTTATAGTCAGAATTTTTAACTTTTAAAGTTTCTACCTCTTCTTTAAGAAGATTGTAGGACTTTCTTATACGACTTTCACCAAGGTTACGATTGTTAGAGATTGCTTTTCTAATTCCAGAAGGTTTGTGTTTACCACCAGATTCTCTTCCGAACCCTAAAGTTCTTGAAGCTTCATCCATTTCACCTTCGTAGTCTTTGAAGTGACCACCTTTTCCATATTTCCCACCACCTACATCACCAGTTTTGGTTTTGCGTCCAGCAGAATTCATATGTCTATGATAGTCTTTTTTATTACCTCCATAATCATCACCTTCTTTCATCTCACCTTCATAATCTAAATGAGATGCAGATTGGTCACCTTTTTTTGCTCCTCCTTCCTTCATATAATCTCTATGTGTTGCTGATTGGTCTCCCTTTTTAGCACCACCTTCCTTCATATAATCTCTATGAGTTGCGGATTGGTCACCCTTTTTTGCTCCTCCTTCTGCCAAATCATCAGTTTCCATATCACGGTCATCTAATGCTTTTTCAGATTCAGGTGCGTCAACACCCATAACATCATCTTCAGATAGCTCAATTTCATAAACAACTTCTTCCATATCTTCCATTTCATCCATATCTTCCATTTCATCCATGTACTTAGTTTCTTCCATGTCTTCCATTTCATCCATGTATTTAGTTTCTTTAATTGGTTTTCTCATTTTTTTTGATTTTTTACTTTCTTCTAATTTAATGATGTATTCCGTATCAGTAGTATTGTCGGTTAACGCAATTTCGTCATCATCTTGTTGGATAATGATTCCATCTTCGTCTCCCATTGCTTTAAATACTTTTAATACTTCTTCATCGGATGCTAATGTTAAATCTAGAGGTGGCAGTTCAGGTAACTCTACGTCGTCTGTCTCGTCCTCAATACTAAGTTCCATGTCCATAGGCATATCTAATTCCATTTCCGGTTCATCAACCATCATGTCATCTTCAATATCTAAAACATCAACTTCTTCTTCTTCTTCTTGCTCCTTAAGGTAATCGTCTTCACTTAACGATTCTTTTACTAGTTCATGAATTTCTTCCTTCATTGTCGAAGAAAGTATTTCTTTTGCATTAGACTTCATAGTTTCTTCCAACTGTTCCGCCTCGAGCAACGCTTTTTCTAAAATTGATTCGCTCACGTTTTTTTTATTTTTTTACGTTTATTGTTATTATACTACAGTGCATAACGCAAGTAGTTTTATAATAAATATAATCTTATTGTAAAAAATCCTTATTTTGGGGTTTTTATTGGGAATTTATCTATTTAAGAAATTGTCTAGTTTTGACATCATAGATAATGACTTGTCTACCGTTCCAGATTTTGAGGATTCTATCATCTCTGTAGGCTCGTCTACGGTGTCCGCTTTTTCGTCTTCTTTGAATAGGTAGGACCCTGGTGTGGATGGGGAAGAAACCAAATCAAAACAAATCAATTCAAAGTCTTCTTGTACTTCATTATATTCACCATTCTTAGTTAATGAACCAACACCTCTGGAAGATATACCTAATGTAACACCTTGTCTTAGTAAATTGGCTGCCATATCACCAACACAAGAAATTACACCTTCTTTTAAATAACCAGGAGAAGTTAATAGTTTAAGTTTACCAATTAATCTATTGCCATCCCACCAAGTCTCTGTGATAATATGAGAAGCTCTATCTAAATCTATAAGTGAAGATTCTGGGTGATTAAGTTCAGAAATTGCACCACCTCTTTTTATAACTTCTTGGTACCTTTCATTTTCTCTTCTTAGAATTGTTTCTGGGTATATTCTGCCATTTCTATTGGGTGTGTTGTATTTTTGAAGTATTGCGTTCATATATATTTCACCACCAAAATCATCGGAAGTCATTTCTTTTAATATACCTTTGTTGTCATCAGGTGAAAGATATCCGTCATGTTCAACTAATATACCATGACCAATTTCTCTTGCTTCTAATACTCTCATAATATTGTTTTTAAATAAATAGTGGTTATGGGTAAAAAAACTGTAGTTACTTTTTAGACTTATGGAATTTAAATGTTTGTGATGACATTAATGTTTTATTTATAATTTTATCAGTAATGTGATTTATAGAATCTGATATGCATGATACTTTAATATCTTTGTGTTTTAGGTCTTTTAGGAATAAGGTTATTTCACACCTTAAAAAACTCCTTTTACCTTTTTTTATCCCACTAGCTCTTAAATCTAAATCTACTATTGTTTTTACTTTAAAAGGTGTTTTAACTAACTCATCATATACCGCATGTTTAATATCGTTTTTAACTTTTTTAATTGGTCTTTCCCAGTTAACTAATTCTTCCTGTGGTTCTGCCCAAGATGATAGATTTAAGTATATTGATTTAAGAGATGACACATCTACTGTACCATAAGATGTTTTAAATACATCCGAAATTTTAGTGTTAATCTCACGTCCTTGTTTTATCATATTCATATTTTTTTATATAATTAAATATAAAAAATAGACATGTTTAGTTCAAGTCCTCTAGGAGACTCCTAACCCTAATATAAGATTTTTTGGTTGAGTTTAATTCGCGAATTTCGTTTTTAACCTCCACTAGTTTTGCTGATAAACTATCGTCTTTAGATTCTTTTAAAATTTCATTAATTTTATTTAAAGTTATTTCTTTAACATTATTAAATTCAGAACCTAGACTATCCTCTGTCATAAGTAGGGTATTTTTTAAAATAGTTTGTTGATTTTCAGTAAGTTTAGTATCATACTGTTCACCGTAATTTTTAGATAATACGTGAGATAATATTTTAGGGTTTTTAATTTTAATCGGTGATTTTTTTATCTTCAAAGTATTCTCACTTAAAAACTTTTTAGAATTACTAATACTTTCTAGATTTGTAATTGAGTCGTTAAATACTACGTTATCTATATTTTCATAAATCTTATTATTTTTTTCGGTACAAAGTTCTTTTCTATCCAAGATAATTTTATCTAATATAGGTGTGACTTTATTTAATTTACTTTTATTATCTTTTAGAAAAGTTACTGCCTCATTTATATAACCTCTAGAATTTTCTAAGTTGTCAAAATGCTTACTTTCTATTTCATTATATAATGTAAAGAATTCTCTTAGGATTTTAGAGTATTTCATAGCTCCCATAACTACCGATAAATTTCTTTTAAACTTATCACTATTAGTAAATGAGTTTTCAAGAATACTGTCTATATTATTTTTATAATAACCAAAATTTTTCATAAGTGTCTTTTATAATAAATATACTTAATCTTCTAATAATGAATCAACTTCCTCATTTATAACGTCAATATTATTTTTTGCTCTATCAACCACTGTTTTAAGACCATCTAAAGACAACCCTTTTTCTTCCATTAATAAAGGTAATCCTTTTTCTTTATTAAAACCTTCCGCTGCAGGTACTGGTTCTGTAATTTCATCCCCACCTCCAGGTGCTTCAGTTTCTGGACCACCCATATCAAAATCAGCTACACTTTCACTACCAGCATCTAATCCTGGTTCTTCACCAACAGTATCACCACCGTCACCACCTTCTTCTGTTGGTGGTTCACCGTATAGTTTATCTACTGTGTTGAATAGTCCTGTTTTCTTAATTATTTCCGAAGTAGTTTCTAATTCTCCAGCCAATGCTTTTTCAAATCTTTGTTGTTGTAGGTCTAATTTAATTTCTTCGTCACTCATACCCAATATAAATTTCTTTGCCCAAGTAGCTGATACTGGTGCTATACCACTACCAGGGTCACCTACAGCGTCTTTGTATAATGTAATTTTAGTTTGCCATTGTTCTAATTTTAATAGTTCAGCTTGTGTCGACGGATTGGTCAACCCTAAAGAAAAATTTTCTAGTTCATCTTCAAAACCTAAAACATATAAATGAATAATAGCTATTTTATTTAATTCTTGTATTATAGCTTTTTGTATTCTATTTATCGTCCTAGCAAATCTAATGTCTAATAATGCTAAATTTTTACCTTCACCCACAACCTCCTCAAACCCTAAAAAAGCTTTAGGTATTCTTAATGAAGCTAATAACTTTTTTTGTATGTACTCTATATCAGCTATTTCACTTAAATTAGTAGCTCCTGGTAAAGTATCTATTGGGCTAGGTGCTGATTGGTCTCTAACAGGTATAAAATAGTCCTGGTCAACAGCCATTTGATTCATCCTTAAATCAACATTTCCATTTGTTGGGTCAACGACTGGGTCTCTTTTGAACTTATTTGCTACTTTCTGAATGTATGCTTCTACATCTTTGTCGTCCATATTACCAACAAAAACTTTAAATACCCTTCTTTCTGGTGCTCTAGAAGTTCTATAAACTAACATCGCGTCTTCAGCTAATAATAACTGTTTCCATATTCTTCTACATTTTTCTAACATAGAAGTACCATAAGGTAATCTTCTATCATCACCCAGTAGTCTAAAATGTGCAACTTCCCAAGAACTAAATTTTACATCTTTTTCTCTCCACTTAAATTCTACTTTGTGAGCACTAGGGTCATCATTACTTATTTGGTTTAATGCACTATGTCCCTCATTTCGTTCTATTTCAATATTAGGTAACTGATTAACACCAATAATTCCTTTTTCTGGGTCTATTTTAAGGTAGACAAAATTATCTCCATATTTACAAGTGTTACGAATCCACATAGGTAAATTAGTGTTAACGTCTAATATGTTATTAAACAAATCACCTAATATAGATTTAATTCTAGTAGACTCTGAATAAATGGCTAACATATAACCTTTTTCAGAAGGTGTTGTAGCTTCCTCAGAATATATATCCAAAGCTGCAGAAATTTCTGGTGTAAACTCCATAGATTCATAATCATAGTATGAAGCTAACCTTGTAGGTTCATAGTAAACTGATTTAGTGTAAAGTTCATTATCTATCTTTTGCCATTGATTTGATAGATATAGTGATTGTTGCATTTGCAACTTTTCTTTTTCATACTCATCTTTAGAGTCTGTTTTAAGAATGTCTTTTGGGCCTAGTTTAAATTTTTGGTATGAGGGTTCCTGTTGTGTAGGTCCTCCCGGTCCAAATAATTTACTTAACCTTTGATATATTGTGAAGTTATTTGCCATGTTGTTTAATAATATTAATTATTTTATAAATAGTAAATCATTTGTTATCGGACTTTACCGAATAACCAACCATAGTCTTTATATTGTTGTCTACTATCATTACTGTGATTCCCTGGAATGCCTAAAATTCCGGTATTTTGTTGTGGTCTTCTATGTTCTGGTTCTTGTGTGGACCCATTATCACTACCTGACGTGGTCCAACTATTTAACATAGCTTTAGTTAAACTATCAGCTTTTTTTAATTGTGAAAATGAATTTTCCCCTACATATAAAGCCATTGCTATTGCCATAATTAAATCGTCATGTTTACCTTTCATGTGATTAGGTTTTCCGTTTATATAAACAAATGTATGAAGTTCATTTAATAATCTTTTAGACCTTATAGTAAATTTATGTCTTAACGACTCCTCAAAGGCAGCCACAATTTGACTTCTTTTATTATTGAATGCCAATCCTGGTGTTTTAGTTCCTTCGTTTGGGTTGTACTTCCATTTGTCAGCAGTATTCATCCCTTCCACATATAAATCTTTATATCCTAGTTCTTGTAATTTTCTAGAAGTGGCTACACCCATACCACCTGTAATATCAGTAACAACATAAGCTTTATACATCGTACCCCATTTGTATATTATATCAGCAGCTAAATCGGGTGGTATTTTACCTAAATATTCTAATACTTGACATCTTTCATCAAAATCAATTATGATAATAGAAGTAAAATCTTCCGAGTCACCCCT